ATCCAAATTGTATTCAGATTTTTGATACATTGATAAATTGTATCCAGATTTTGAATACATTTATAGAATCTAGATTGTATCCAGATTTTAAATACATATAGAGTGTATTTAGATTTTGAATACATCGAATCTGTATTTAGATTTTTGATACATTTAGATTGTATCCAGGTTTTTGATACAATCGAACGAGCAAAGTTGTATCCAAATTCTTGATACAAGCGTGGGATAAGCATTGCATGGAAAAGCTTTTTATTTTCTAGCGAGCGGACTTATCCGCTGCCACTTTGCATCCATCCAAGGATGCCATGAAATGGCCGTTTATGGGTGCTTATGGGAGGTGATTTTATGGTTTTACGGAAAACCTAAGAATTTAAATTTCATTGATTATCAACGAGTTACTACAGATCCCTAGTTTATCTGGAAAAAAAAGCTTGGTTATGTTTGGAAAGTGTGCATTATGGGTGGTGCAGTTCCCGTTCTTTGACAGTCCAAACGCTACCGACTCCGACCTCGGATGTCGACCGCTAGCATCTCTACCGCTTGTGCTTTTGCACTCAGAAGACCCTCTGGGATTTGCGGATATATGACAGCGACTCGGCAGTCGATACGGTGATACCTCGGATGGCCTCTCCGTGCATTGCGCACCTAATGATCAGGAAGTGGAGAGGTGGCCGCCAGAAGCGGCCTCGATGACGTAGCAAGTGGGACACAGATTGGTAACTCAGCCGCACCCTGCGAGCGTCTCAAGCCGCTGTAAATGAGGAGAGCCAATAACATAAACCAATCAAAAACATGACTGAAAAAAACGAAAGTTTTATCCGTTACGTTGTGGTCACAAGCCACGGCTTTTGGGGTCGATCCTCAAACCTGTTGGAGGCATTGGAAAATGCCAGAGTCAAATCGTTCTACAACTTGAACACCAAGAAGGACGATACTCACAAGGCATACGTCTATCGTATCGAACTCGACCCTGTCGAGAGCCGATGGACAGAGGAAACCAAGGCCGAGCTGAAACGATGCCGAACCACCCTCAGAGGGTATGAGGTCGGCGATCTGATCGAGCCTTGGGTCAATGACTGGGGGGCAGTAACGTCTTGGGGTGCCAAGGGTGACGAACCCGAACTGGTGATCGAACTCAAGATCAAGTAATACCACAGCCGTGGCTCTTCGGGGTCACGGCTTTCTGGGTGTAAGCAGGTCACCTCTGACCTGTCTACGTTTAACAAAAACCAATCAAATATTATGAGTAATACATACGCAATACAAGGTCCCACACTTGAATCTGTTTATCCAACCGACAGGCACTTTAAAGCCAACACTGACTCAGAAGCCATCAGTGTCCTTAATGACTACGGAAGTGAAGAAGGTCCGCATGAGTTCGACCTCTACAAGTTGGACCAAAACAGCGGATATTGGTCTTGGGTGCAAACCGCAGAGTTTAAACCCTCGTCTTGGCACTAACGCTAATCCACGCAGCTCACACTCCTTTGGGGTGTGGGCTTTTTGGGTGTAAGCAGGCCGCTTACAATTAACAATCAACCAATCAATAACATGACAATAAAAGACGCATACATACAGCACAAAAATCAGTGCTTACTCACGGGCGAAAAGCCCATGACCGAACTTGAGTTCACTCAGTTCGCCGCCGAACTCATCAGCAACTATAACACAATGCCATTGAAGGGAGGTAAATAGTATGAAATACAAAATTACTGACGCCGCCGTCAAACGTCTATTCGACCTGTTCGGAGAGGACATTGACCGCTTCGTAGACCCACTGCCCACGATCAGACAGTGGGCGATTAACGAGAATCTTTGGGGGTGCTTTCTTTCAAACCTTCGTGATCTCATAGCCAAGATACGTGGTGATCATCCCCACCTTGTATTCCAGATTTCTTATCATCTGGCTTACGAGCTGGAGGATGCCGAAAATAAGCTCAAGGCGATCAAGCGAGGCTTTGAAGCCATCAACGAAATCGAGATGGACTAATCCACACAGCTCACACTCTTCGGGGTGTGGGCTTTTTGGGTAGACGGATGTCCCGTCAACTTAACCAATCAAATATAAAATATCATGAGTAAAACATATATATGCACAGCAACCATCCAAGTAACAGTTCAAGCGGACGATGAGTTCGATGCACCCTACGAAGCAGGGATGCACTTGGACGTTGGAGACATTGAATGGGATGTCGAGGAAGGCTCACTTAAAGAGACCGATTCGTCACAGTCCCTTACAAACGTAACTATTAAAGCGTAACAACCCATCAGCTCGTAGCTACCAAGCTACGGGCTTTTTGGGTGTAAGCATCCTGCTTACGATCAACTAACTAACCAATCACAAATATGAAAATCCTACAACAAATCTCGGAGGTTAGGATGACAGATTATAGCATCATCATTGAAGGATGGCTACCAGTAGGTAGCCTTTATCGCACTCAATGGGGCTGCTATCCTGTCGTTCAAAACTCATGGAGACACCTAGACACAGCAGAGGACACACCTCCCGATGAACACTTGGGTGGACACTAAATCAAAAAACCAAACAAGCTCACGCCCACAAGGCGTGGGCTTTTTGGGTGTAACCCACCCTACTTCGGGTTGCAATCAACTAACTAACAAATACATGCGCCATTTAATACAGGCGCGAACCAATACAAAATATGAAAATCAAAAAACCAAACAAGCTAGTCAAGACAGACAGGCAAGCTGAGAGTGCGTTAATCGTATTCTTCAGTATAATTATCGGCAGCATCCTACTAGCGGTCGCAATCATCGCTGAATACCTATGAATACAAAACCTAACCTACAAATCGGTCAGGCTTACATCGTAGACGACAAGCCTATGGTGCTGACTGAAATAAACTACCGTGGAAAAGGGGACGGTGAAGTCCCTTACTTTCGCTTTACTGACGGGCGTTACGGCTTTGGCCGCACGCTCGGTAGGCGTGCTTCGGATGCAGAGGTGCTTGACAATCTTCAGATTGCTGAAGGCGTTGACCCTCTAAGCATCCTCCTCAAACTGCAAGACAGCGTTCAATCTATGGCTGACTTCTACAGAAACAAATCCTAAAAACATGAATAAAAAAATCATACACTCACAAAAAATAAATGAATATTTCAAGATGCGTGAAAACTTATCAGCCCTAAGCGACAACGAGCGACGCTCAATCGAGAAGAAATCGGGCAAGCTGTTTTCGGAAATTGTTGAATTGGGGGCGGAGTTGTATCCTTCTCGCCAATATTCACGGATTGAACCCACTAAATAACTAATAATAAATATGAAAACTCAAATAATTAAAACACTAACAGGAATCGCCTGTTCTTCTTTTGAAGAATGGGCAGCAGACTCAGAATTATTTTGGGTCGAGCAAGGGGTCTATGGAGTGAACTCAACTTACGTGCTAGACAAAGATTCAGTAATGTCTTGCAAAGTAATTACTCCATATCTGAGAGAGCTACAACAAGCCTTTGAAGATAACCCAGAGTTCGATTCAATAACTCTAGATGTGAAATAAACCAACGGCTCGCACCTTCACCGGTGCGGGCTTTTTTGGTAGACAAGGCTACGTTTTTTCTGTAGCATTCAAACGAGACTGCCGGGCGATGCCGCCAAGCGATACCGCCAGCAGCACAACAACTAACAGGGGGTGCAATGGTCTCGATCTAGCCTCGGCTAGAGACGGAGGTTCAAATCCTCCCACCTCCACCATCAAATCACTAACAATAAATCAATATGTATTCAGAATCAGCACGATCCGCACTGGCTTTCTGCCAGTCCATGACAGAAAAATATCACGAACTGCTCAAGACAGCAGACATTACCGATGCCGTAGAACGTAGGCCGAACAGGCAAAAAATCTGCGTCGATCCAGAGGCAGAGGCTAACTGGTTATCACTGATCATTATGAGAATCGAGCAGAAGAAAATGAGTTGGAGCGAAGCTGCACTAGGGACTCCGTGGCAGGGTAGGCCAGAGGCACTACGTCACTTGGCGGTCAGGCGCGGAGTTTATAGCACTAAGATGCTAAGGGCAAAGAAGGCTAAAGATACCAAGAGAATAAACGATGAAGCCAAGAGAGTAAACAAGCTAGTCCTTCGCGGTCACGGAAAATTAAAAGACCTCATAAAGGATAGCACGATAAGCATGAATCAATATTACGCTGCCAAAGGAAGATTGAATTTACCTCATACTGACAAGCGTGTAAGATAATTAAATATCTTTGAACTTGAATCACTTACCAAACTTCTACTTGACATAAAAGCTAGGGTATTCTTATATGGAATAAGATGTAAGTTATGTTAATCGTATGCTTTACCATGTTACTAGAATGATCCACCATGTTACTAGAATTTTTCTGCACAGTTTTAAGTGAAGCTGTGCCTACATAAAACCAACTAACTAAACATATGAAAATAAAAATACACACGTATCCGAATGGGCCAGCCATAGGCTTGCCACATGATGAAATCGTATCAGCCGTGGGACTCCGTGGCAGATTCTCTGATGCTCGCATCGGACAACTAGAAGCTGGGGATCAGTATATTATGCCGATCCAGACGGAGCTAGAGCCTCGCACTGACACGCAGCTACTTGCTTTGATGGGGCATAGACATTTGTTTCCGTGCTACGTGGACAACATAGTTAAATCGGGACAAAGAACTATAATAATTATGAACGGTGACGGAGCGGAAATATGCAAGCACGAGTATGATACAAACGAATGCTCTGACCTTGATGCTCTCCGCGATGGACTTAACTTCATCCTCGATCAAGAGGAAATATGAGTCACTTCTACAACTGCAAGAACCCATCGGAGCCTCAGTTTGAGGCCGAGGTGGGGACTCCTGCACAGGCTCGTAAAATTGGAGCAGATGTTTACCCGTCGGTCACGACGGTGCTAGGCATAGTCAAGGACTCCTTCCTTGATGAAGTCTACAAGCCAAAGATGATGACGGACTTAGCCAGAGAGCATCCAGACTTGCCTTGGGCTAATCTTACAGAAATGGTTTACGGGACTAGACCGCACCCTAAAGATGGAGAGTTAATTCCATCGCATGAGTTCGGCACATCAGTTCACGGAACTATCGAGCGTATGATAAACCATCACGTTCTGGGCATTGACGAACACCCTGGCAAGTCATGCTGGGACGCATGGGCTTCTCCCTTTCTGGATTGGATCAATGACAACAATGTCCAAGCCTTGGGCTGCGAGAAGGTAGTCAGTCACGGCGGCATCAAGATTGCCGGATCCGTTGACTTCGTGGGCATCAAGGACTCCAGAATCTTTCTCGCGGACTACAAGTGCCGTGTAAACACCAAGGGCAAGGCTAAACGATACCAGAAGGACTGCTGTCAACTAGCCATTGAAGCATACATGCTGATGCACCTACAAAGATTACCTTACCTTCCTAAGATTAGATCCGTTATCATTGACTGCGATACCGCAAAGCATATTCACTACGAGTGGACGGACGAGGAGAGCCATTGGGGTATCCGCGTAGCCAAAGCTGCGGCTAACCTTTACTGGATGCTACGAATGCAACCCGCTGTAAAACAATAATTATGAGCAAAGAAACGAATCCAAAGGATGCCTGTGGAATCAAGAAGGTTCCAATCTCAGGTATGCCAGTCAACGTGCTACTTGAGGCTGGCCTAGTTAAACTTCACGGTGACCTAAAGTATGGCAGATTTAACTGGAGGGATGCAGGGGTTCGCGGCTCCGTGTATTACGATGCCGCGTTCCGACATCTAGCCGCATGGTATGAGGGAGAGGACAACGATCCAGACTCAGGGTTGCATCACATATCTCACGCAATTACTGGACTCATAGTTCTTAGGGATTCAATCATGAGGGGCAACTGGACGGACGACAGACCACCGCCAACCCCAAACATCATCAAAGAATATAATGAAAAGGCATTAAAAATAAGAGATGTTTATACAAAAATGGGATCACGAAATGATTGAGATTAATTTAACCGACGACGAAGTCATGATGTGCCAACACGTAGGACATTTACGATCCGTCTTGTCCAGGGGCAACAAGGTCAAGGACATGAAGCGAACCGACATGGCCGGCCTAGATATAGATGCCCAAGGTGTCACCGCTGAGTACGCGGTAGCCAAACATTTCAATGTATTTTTTGACCTAGGTCTTAGCCCTCGTACTGGGTCAGCCGATGGAGTGATGAACGGTTACTCCTACGATGTCAAAAGCACTCACCACGCCCTCGGAAAGTTACTAGCAACCCTCAAGGACAACCCCGATGTAGATATGTATATCATGTGCATCACACCGGATCGTTGGACAGTAAAGATGGTTGGATGGTGCTGGAAGAAGGAACTTATAAACAAAAATAACATAAAGGATCTGGGTTACGGAAAGGGTTACGCACTTGAGCAGAGCCAACTCCGTCCCTTCAAAAAATAATATGAGTATGTCACAAGTAGAAAGTAACGTCGAAAGAATACAGACTAGGATCGATATGATCCGACAGGAATCACGGACTCTGTCCTTCAGAATCGAAAGGATGTTGGAGCAGCGTAAGAACTTAACTCAGGAGAAGAATGCCCTAAAGAATTTACTCACGGAGCTAGATGTATCTTCCACAAAATAAACTCAAGGACTGGAGGGCGGAACATCAGCCCAAGACCTGTCCGCTGATACTACGCAAGACATCGGACTGGGTGGTGGATCACTGCCATCAATCCGGTATGGTTCGGGGTGTAGTATCAAGAGTTGGCAACGCTTTGCTGGGTAAGATCGAGAACTTTGCTTACCGCAGATGCAAGATCAGTCACAGTCATTTACCTACCGTGCTACGAGGCATAGCGGACTATCTGGAGCAGGAGCAACTGGATGTATTGCACCCAGTAGGACTGACTCAGCTATGTAAAAAATTTAAAGGCTTGACATCCGAAAAACAAAAAGCCATTTTAGTTGATCTAGGGGCAAAACGAAAACAACTCATGGAATGTTCTAATGCCCCAGAACGAACCAAACTATTCCGTGAACTAACTAAACATAAACATGGATAAAAACATACGTCAAAAACTACAGGGGATACAATCCTCTTTGAAGGCTCCAAAGGGGCAGACTAATAAATTCGGTGGATACAAATACCGATCCTGTGAGGACATCCTTACTGCATTGAAGCCTCTGCTAGCCGAGTGGGGTTGCTCTCTAACTATCACCGATTCCATTATTGAAGTTTCAGGGCGTATTTACGTCAAGGCTTTGGCCACTTTACTTGATAATGATAGTGATAACGGAATACCAGTTGCGGGTTTTGCCCGTGAAGCTGAGATAAAAAAGGGTATGGACGAAGCGCAGATAACTGGTTCTGCTAGTTCCTACGCCCGCAAATACGCACTCAACGGACTCTTTGCTATCGATGATACAAAGGACGCTGATGCTACCAACGATCACGGCAAGAAGCCAATAACACCAAACAAGAAGCCAAGTCCGTTAGCTCATGCTGACACGGACTTTGATTTCTAATAACGCATAATACAATGCCAAAATACAATAACGAAAACACAGGGGTGCTATTCCCCGAAAGTAACCGTGAGTCCGATTCATCGCCTCACGCCACAGGAACACTAGAGGTCACCGCACCGGGCAAATACCGTGCGGCGGCTTGGAAGAACCAGAGCAAGTCTGGCCCTGTAATGAACCTCCGCTTGACTCGTCTCGATGAGGACAAACAGCCCGAGCAATACCGCAGAAGCGGTATCCCGAACCAACCCGCAGCGGCTCCCATCGGGGACGATCCCTTTTAAGGTTGATTGGTTGTCAAGGGGAGGGGGTAACACCTCTCCCCTTTTTATTTCTTAAAACATGAACCTACAAAAACAAATACCATGAACGAATTATTACAAGGATACATTGACGCGGGAGAACCGCTACTAAAAATGGACGGCTTTGATGATTGCATTGCAGGGGTCGTAGAAAGAATAGGACAGGATCCTATCATATGCTACGACAAGGCGAAGGTCATTAACCAGATGATTGACGATGGCATGACTCAAGAGGAGGCCGTCGAATACTTTGAATACAACCAAATAGGAGCTTGGGTAGGTGACAGGACGCCCTGCTTCCTCATATCACAAGCATGAAGCAACTAGAAAAAAGCCTTCTGGGGACAATCCTGAAGGCTGAGATAAACGATGGCTGCAATGCGCTACTGAACGAAGCAAAGGAGTCCGGCATCAACGCTGACTTCTTTACGGCTCACGACACTCAAACAATGTGGGAGGCAATGTGCAAACTGGACTCCAAGGGTGTGATCCTTGGCACGATGTCCCTGTTCACGGATCTGTCTAAGGGTCAGAAGGGACTCGATGCTAACTTAGTCTGGTCCACGCATGACGCAGGACTTAGCGAGTTGCAGTTCAAGGGACTCATAGATGACATGGTGGAGTCCTATAAGTCTCGAAACCTTCATCGTCTCTCGCTTATAATCAAGGACGGTTTACAGGAGGGTAAGGACTCCGAAGAGATTCTTACCTCTATACAGGGTCAGTGCGACTCCATATCCTCCTTGACTCCTACAAGAGATACCCTACAAACTATTGTTGATCAAACATTTAAGGATGTTATAGGTAAAGTAGATTACTCTCGATACCTGCGGACTGGCATTCAATCCATTGACGATGTCCTTTACAGAGGTGGCTACGGATCAGGTCAGCTTTGCGTCCTAGCTTCACGGCCAGGGTGCGGCAAGACTGCCTACGCCCTGAACTTCTTGAAGAACGTATGCACTAATGGCAACGGTGTGCTACTTTTCAATCTTGAGATGGGAGTGAACCAGATAATGAAGCGTATCTTCAGCATCAAATCAGGCTTACATATGCGTAGGTTTGAGGACGGGCTAGCCCCAGAGGACAAGATGCAAACACTTCGGCAGACTACCGAAACCGTGAAGGGTTGGAACTGCTGGATCCGTGACAACGTCTATCGGCTGGATCACATACTTGCAACGGCTAGAGGTATGCACCGTAAGCATAACGTAAATGGAATCATTATTGATTACTGCCAACTTATAAAACCTATGTCCAAGAACATATCCAGAGAGCAGCAGGTCGCAGAGATTAGCCGTGAGCTAAAGCTACTCGCCAAGGACTTAGATATACCCGTCCTATTGCTCGCGCAGGTGAACCGTGAATCCGAAAGGGATGACCGATCACCTATTATGTCCGATCTCCGTGAGAGCGGAGCCTTGGAGCAGGATGCTGACAGTATTATATTTTTGTGGCAGACACTATCAGAGAGGGAACAGGGGACTGACTACGTTCGCTGGACTCTAGCCAAGCAACGTGAAGGTATGGGATACACTCAAGGCCGGATACTCTTTAACAAAGGAACTCAGCAGATGGAAGATTACTCGCAGTTCATTTGATATGAAGCCTCATCAGAAGCGGTCACTTATTTACCAAAAAACCATAGAGGATTTTTTTGGTGGATTTGTCTGCAAAAGGTGTGGCTTCAAGGGCAAGGCAGCGCAGTTTGACTGCCATCACCTGCCTGGATACGAAAAAATTAGACCGATTACTCACTACAGAAGAACGGGGACTCGGAAGGAATTAATTAATGAGCTAAAGAAGTGCGAACTCCTTTGTGCAAATTGTCACAGGCTGGAGCATTACTCTTGACAGAAGACATAGGACACCTATGTTATAATTATTCTACCACACAAAGGTTCGTGTGTTAGTTGGTTCAATCATAGTAAATACAAGGTAAGCCTACGGAGTAATCCCAGGCGGAGTGCGGTTTTTTCATGGTCCGCACTTTTGTTTAGTCCTTGGGGGCTGTTCCGTTTTATTATCCGCGGGACAGCCCCTTTTACTATTTAGCTTCAGCCGCAGCTTCAGCCTGAGCTTCTTCTAACATACCTTCCTCAAGAAGCCTAGAGCCGACTGATGAAATCATGTAGGTACGGATTACCTTAGCTTGTTTCTTGCTCACTTTACCATTTTTGTGAGTTAAAAGTGCTTGCATCAGTTCTGGATCCTGCACGGCATCGATTAGAAGTTGTTTAGCCTTTCCAACAGTCAGAGAATTTAAATACTTGGTAACAGCATTAGAACCAATTTGAGCGGATTGCAATGAACCTCCAGGGGTTGCACTAGACAGTCTACCACCAATTCTTGCACCAATTACTCGACCAATCGTAGCGATTAACCATCCAGCTTTATCACTAACGATTTGGTCAGCTGCAGAGGTCTTAACTAATCTTTCAATGGCTGCCATTTGTTGTGCGGCAGATTTAATTTGTTGCACTTCCTTTGGATTAAACAATAATGCTAATGAGTCCGTTATGTTACTATCTTGTAACATATTGGATAACTTAATACCCTTAACAACAGGCTTTCCTTGAATGTCTAACGCGGACTGAGACGTGATAGAGTCAATTAAGTATTCAGACATCCCAGCACGTAAACCTTCAAGGGCGTTGCCAGTTTTATCTTTTTTGGCCATCGCTACAATTTGCTTCATTGTCCCTTGAGGATTAGGAGAGCTAAGAATGCTTGCGATTTCTCTATCAACCGGAGCATTGAGCAGAAGAGCGGTAGTAGAGACAGCAGGACGGTCAAGATTTTTACGAGCGGCATCTGTAACCTTAGTCACTCTGCGCAAAACATCTTCGGACGAACGAGCAGATTGTATTTGTAATCTAGTTCCAGGAACAAGTTCAAATATCTCATCGTACTTTCTAATAAAACTGTCTGCGGAACCAGCACGCACTCGACCCGTGCTAGGGTCAACAGCAGTTTTTAGAAACTCAGCTTTTAAAAATTCACTGATGCCCTCCATAACAGTAGCGTCATCAGCAGCGCGTTGAATAGCTTGTGCTGCGAGTTTAGCCGGAATCTTGCCTGTACCAATAGAGGCTCTGAGCGTCATCTCTTCTGGCACACGTTCAATTCCTTCTCTTGCAAAGCGCAGTATCTTACCCACTGGACCTTGCGTGAACTTAGTATTTAATGCAGCACTGTATTCTCTAGCTGCTCGTAAAGAGTTTCCAACTTCTCCACCAGCAGAAAAAGAATCCAAGTCCTGTAGAATAGATGCACGTAATTCACCAGCGACCCTAGCCTTGTTAAATTGACCAGCAGCACGGGCAACAGTAGCTTCTTCTCCTAGTTTACGATAAAGACCATATAGTTCCTGTACGGTTGTCCTACGAACTCTAGCCCTTGTCCCCTTTCTAGGCTTTCTTTTAACTTGAGGACCAATAAGAGCTTTAGCCGATGCCGGCATGTCATCTTTCTGACTGCTTGCTAGGGTATCATCTAATTGCTTGTACTTGGAGAGTGTTTTTGTTACAGGTCCACGCACCTTTTGTTGAATCGCTGACCACAGTTGGTCTTCTTGTACTCTTGCATCATCTAATGCTTTTTCTAATGACTCTCGGACTGCTATACTTGCAGAAATTTCATCGGGACTTCCTAACGCTAAAAGAGCAGCCCCCGCATCATCAGCAGCTTTTTCAATTCTTGCATCCATAGCACTCTTGAGTCGATCAACCTTTGCCTTTGCAAAAGAACGGGTATTACGAATGTTTCCTGATCGTTTGATGGTATCAGAAAGTTTTTGAATGCTTTCTGAGCGTTTAATTGAAACCCGTGTCATTTCAGATGGGGATTCTTTTAGAACTGCTTGCTCCAAAGCCATAAGTGCTGGTTCATCAGTTCTAGCCGACGGAGACAGTTCTGTTCCCTTTAACGATTCAATATCAGCAGCAGCTTTTTGTGGGTCAGAAACTAATTCTTGTACTCGTCTCGATGCCCGTGCTTTTGCGCCACTAGGCAAAAAAGGAAGTAATGCTTTATACCCTAATCGTCCTAATAAGTTAACCCTAGAGCCAGCTAATGCTACGGCAGCAGAAGGAGTCATGCCACCTAGTAACTCAAGCGTTAAAGCCGCGCCTGGACCTAACTGATTTTCCTCAGCAATACCTCTAGCAGTAGCAATACCAGGTACAGCGGCAGCCTCTATAGCAGCGGCTCTTCCCGGACGCTCAATCAAGTCTTCTATTATTGCTTTACCTACACGACCCTTGGTTCCGCCAGTGGTTGAAAGCAGTTGTGCGCCTTTTATAAAGGGCAAGCTGAAGCCCGCAATTTCACCGAAAACGGCTCCTGCTCTTTCACCAAAGGTTTTAGGCTCTCGGTCAGGGATGTCGATTCCTAAGAACTCTGCCGCAGATTCTATACTTTCTGAACCACCAAAAGGACGATCAGAGCCAAGTTTAGGATTAACTGCAACTAAAACTTCATTTGTAACATCAACAGGCGTACCTGCCAGTTGCACTAACGATTTATTAGCAAACGGAAAAAATCCACTAGGCCCCTGTTGGGCTTGAGCCTTTTGGACATCATCCTTTGAAGGTAACGCTTTTTGCTGTTGCCGTCTGGAATACTCTTGAGCCAGAATAGTAGCGTCCTCAGTATTACCAGCAGCATCGGCTCTTTGTAGAGCGATTGCTAGTTGTTCGTCGGTAAGTTCCATTATTCTTGATTTAAATATTTGTTTGCTATATCAGACAATTCCGGAGAAGGGGGCCTTACCTCGGCTGACTCTTCACCTTGTGATACACCTAGAATACGAAGAAAATTCGTTAAATCGTTTTGGAGTCGAAGCCCAGCAGCACGCTCATCGGCTGGCAAATTAGGATCATTGATGGATTTTGCGATCGCCTCAAGTCGATTACGTACTGACTTATCAACACTACGTAGCTGAGCCAATAATGTAGCTGAGTCTTTGAATGCACCTGGTGAAATATTTAACTCCTTATCAAGCATAGCCATTTCAGAAGCCAAAAATTTTGGTGCTGTTCTCATAGAACGCCGAATATCTGACTGAGCAGTTTGAAATGTCTGGAGGTTCTCTAGTAGCTCTGCATTAGCAACATCAAATCCAATCTGTCCCGTAACGCGTTGTGCTGCCGCAGTAATTGCAGGAATGATACCAGTTGTGCTTTCGGCTATCTTATAAAGATTAATGCTACTGGGGTCTGCATCAGCATCAGAGCCAAGTGCAGTTGATGTTGCCGCATCAATTACTGAAGAAGATCTCAAGGGCTTTTGTTCGCCAGTTGCAAGGTTTACAAGGAATGAGGCTCCAGTAATAGGGTTACTTATAATTTTAACGACACCATCTACAATATTGACCGAGTCAGTAAAAGATATACCAGGATTAGCAGCCATAATCCTCCTTACTTGTTGTTCTTTTGCGCTAAGACCAGCAGTCTCAGGCTGCATGGATTCAATCATATTGAAAAAATTAGGATCCCTGCCACCTTGACTAATATATGCAGAAACTGCATCTTGTGTATTTATATCACCCGTTCCTGCTTCTCTAGACGCAGCTAAAGCCATATTAGCAGCATCTCTGTCTATAATTTGTTGTTGTTGCTCAGATTGGGCGGATCGTAATTGTAAGTCCCTTAACGCACTAGCCTGTCTAGCCTGTTGTTGCTGGGTATAGGCATTAGCAAATCCATTAACCGTCAACACATCGCGCTGATTATAGTTACCGCTTTCAATCTTTGCGTACGCCTTTCCTACGTCTCCACCTGCATTTTTTAGGGCAGGTAGCAGTGTCGGCTCAGCGGCTGCTTGACCCTCAAGAGAAGCTAGTCCAGCAAGCGTAACCTGCTTGTTTGTTTGGTATTTTTCGATACCTTCACCAATCTGTCTGCCAAGGTTAGCAAGTGCTGAAGCTTGTATGTTAGCAGCATTTGTAAATCCCCTGAAGTCTAATGCCCCTAGTCTTGGGTCAACTTTTGTTCCTACTTGAAATGCCATATTATTTGATTCTTGTATTCATCCATTTGCGGATGATTGTTTTCAGTACAGGTTTGTTTGATATGAACTTAGCAAAGCGTTTGCCGTGCTTTATGTACAAGTTACGGAACCAAGAAGGTGCATCATTTAGCAACCAGGCTCGGAAGCATAACCACTTAGGATTGTCAATCCCGTAGACTTCACGGGCTACCCAGCAAGCCTGTGCGAACCCCCCAATGGCTGCTCCGATACCTTGCGCTATGCCAGCACTACGTGTAGCATCAGCCTGTGCCTGTGCGCCAAGCAAACCGAACTGATTGCTTTGACGCTGCATAGCCATATTGATTCCTACGTTTGGATCAAATAGCTGAGGTCCGGACTGTTGACCCGCCAGATCATACGCCTGTCCATATAGACCTGAACCCATTTGAGTAAATTGAGATGGACGACCGAACAAGAACTGAGATGGGTCAGCACCAACTTGACGCGCTTGCCGAAATGCACCAAGACCCGCTTGCCTAGCCTCTTGACGTAGACCACTGCGTATCTGCTCACGCCCAAGTAATTCAGCAGCAACAGAACTTTGGTCACCAATACGACCTCTTGACAAGGAACCAGCCCTAGCTGCTTGTTCAGCCATCCTACGTCTTTCTGGAGATAGCTGACCTTCGCCCTCAGCAAAAAGTGTTTCGGCTTGTTGGGCTGCTAAATCAGCTAATCGAGTTGCTTGTGGGTCAGCAGCGCGGAATGCGTCAGTTACCTGACTGCCAAGTCTCTGTAATCTTAATATTTCTCTCTCTTTAGCTTCATCTTCTATGGGTGCAGCTTCCTCAGCAGCGCGTCTTTGAAGTTCTATTAATCCAGCCTGACCGTCTCTTCCAAACAGCGCCGCCTCTTGTTCACCTAGTTCTAGTGCTGTGTACTGAGGACGAAAAGTACGCTCGGCTTCTATAAGACGATTCTGTAATATTGGGTCAGTAACGCCTTGCGCTCGACCAAAGTCAGAACCAAAAAGGTATTCGCCCATTGCTTTACCTGGATCAATCGGATCAGGTGATTGTATTGTTGTACGTCCTTTGCCCATCTTTTTTAATTATTTAATATTTTTTTAAAAAGTCTATTTGTGTAAGTTACTCGTGTTGGTATTCCACCCCTTGGTCTAATACCTAGTTTGTTCTTTTCAAGAACCTCTGGACAACGGTTTAGGAAATCCATTGTAATGTTCTTGAAGGCATCATCACCATCAGCGAAAAGAAACGCCATAAATATACTATCTCCGTCCTCTCTGTCGGCCTCCCAGTTATTAATAAATTCCCAGCCATCGTCCTCGTTGCAATTATACCACATAAAGACAGCTTTTACAGAAGTATCCTCATTGTAGTGAACGATTAAAGTTTGCTTCGCCCAGTGATAGGCAACCATTAGACGTATGAGTTCCTTGTCCCAGCCGTCAAAGACCTTTCCGTTTTCATGCTCGACACAGAAGTCCACCACTTCATCCATCGCAAGAATAGCATTCTTTTGAGTGCGATTCTCAAGAGCTACTTGTACGGATTGAAGTAAGCGATTGTATCCCATTAGGTGAGTTTACTAATTACAATATATACGTCAAAAGCATTCCAGTCAGTAGCACCCGCACCACTAATTGGATCAGCGTAAATAGCTAACTTGTCTGTAGATACATCGCTTACTGTTCTTATATATTTTTGAGAAAATGAATGAGTTGATGTAGTAGCTATAAAATTTGTATTATGACCATCTCCATCTAATAAATTTGTAGTTGAAGAGGTAGATGAGGTAAGATGAATTTGATAATAATCACCACTCGTACTATCACTATCTGTAAAATTACCTGATATATCTATAAGATAAGTACCTGTTGAGGCAAAAGTAATATCTCCTGCACTAAAACTAACAATGCTATCTGGATCAGAAACTTCAGACATATTTTTAAAGTAATAGTTAGCCCCATCTCTGGCTCCTCCAGAATCGGATTTAATAATAGCTTGTGATGTAGTAGCAGCAGTAACAGCAGTAGTAACAAATTCTGTTGTAGCTACTCTAGTTGTATTGTTACCGGCTGACTGAGTAGTGGTCGTAGGGTTACCACCTAGGGCAACATCATCGGATATATCAACAACACCTGCATTAGTCATGGTAGA